TATACTGCATAATGAGATGAGGATACAGAGAGTTAAGGTCAAACGAAACCACCCAATCGTATAGACCTGGGACAGGTTCTTTGACGTATGCTCCTGCGTACTTATCGTTCTTGTTGCTCTCTTGTCTTGGAGGGACACAGATTTTACGCTCCTTCAGATAGTTGTAGATGAGTGTATCCCACATACGAACCTGAGAGTAAACATCCTCGAAGTTTACCTTGGCATCGTATGCCATAACCACAGCGAGTTCTAGTAGTTTCATCTTGTGCTCAAGACGATCTACTAGTTCAACGTCGTGGATGTTGTATTCAACAAACTTCTGCCAGTCCTCAGTATAGAACGCTTTGAAGTTTTCAAACTCGCTATGATCTAACTTACGTTCATCTAGTTCGACAAACGCAATGTGGTCAAGACGATATGATTCCTGATTGGTATATGTAAACTTGCGGTATAGATCAAGGTAATCCAGAATGCTAACTCCAAGGATATTGTAAGAAAGATTCTTACGTCCCTTGATGAATACCTCACGCATATTGACCTTGTTCCAAGGTGATAGTGATTTCTGCCACTTCTCACCTAGCACACGTTCAATACGACGACAGATATAGGGGATGTCGTACAGATTACAGTTCCAACCAGTCACCACATCTGGAGTGTTCTCTACCCACCAAGTGTGGAAGTTAGACAACATCTCCTGTTCAGTAAAGAAGACACGATACTCTGTGTCAATCTTTGCCTCACGTGTACCCCAAGTGATGTACTTACCACTACTAAGATCTTTAATAGTGATCAGCAGCATCTCTTCTTGACACGCTTCAGTGTCAGGGAAACCGTTCTCACAGGCAACCTCGATGTCAATCGTATAGATCTTCATCTGTTCTAGGTTTGCCCTCATATCGTGAGGGTATTTCTCTGAGATCCATTGATATACAAATCTCTCGTAACCGTGCACCTCAAACCCTTCAACACCTTTGTACTTCTCGATGAACTCACGAGCACGTTTAGCACCGTCTTGTTTGACAGGTGCCATCTTCTCGCCATCAAGAGTCTTCCACTTACCTTTCGGTGATGGAACATAGAGTGTAGGTTTGATGATTTCCTTATAGGAAATAGGGACACCATCCTCATATCCACGACAGAGGATAGCATCACCTAGCAGTGTTACGTTTGTATAGACTGAACTCAAAGTGCCTTCTTGTAGTTGGTTACGGTCTCTTCAGACGGTTCAACTATAGTCAAAACCACGTCAGAAGTCAAGAAGATGTCACGTTGGTTCGTGTAGAAGGGGTACCTCTTGTATTCTCCTTCTTCAATTTTCATACAGTCAGAGATAAGGTAAGAGGGTTCCTCATCTAGTTCTGTGACTGCACCCATTAGGTGCGTATGATCCTTAAGAAGGATTATCTTTAGTGGTGTCATTACCTTTGATACAAGTTTTCCATTTTGATTCCACCTCAGGGTGTGGATTGTAGATTGTAGCGACGTTGCTCAATACTACTAGTGTAGCATTATTCGAAGACAATGGGATCCAAGGGAATAGTTCCAAGTTTAGATCGTTAATCTTTTGTGGTGTCTCTTGTGTCCCTTCGAATAGCATTTCTGCTGCAGCGTGCAGGTTTACCTGATAGGGATCCTTCATAAAATATCCAATAGGAGAGTAAGAATCCTTCTCGGGATACGCTTCTTGCACATCAGCGATTACGTCTTCTCCGTTGATCATTCTTACGATTTTTACGGTCATAATTTTCTGTTAGGTTATTGTAAACACCACGAACGATGTCTGCGAATGCTCTTCTTGCACTCACGTTATGTTCGTCGGCAAGGGTCCTAGCGTATTGTAGCACCTCATCGACATTTTGTGAAGGAACATCTAGTGTGATCGATTCATACTCAGTGCTCCCCCTTGGAGCACAGTTCACATAGTGATTCATTAAAAAAACTCCATAAAAAAAAGAGACCCGAGGGTCTCTTCAGTTGTACATTATATATGCTACCAGTCATCAACAAATTGTGAGCAGTCATTCTTAGCACAGTATTGTTTCACGTAACCGTGAACATCAACTTCGTAATGAAAATGTGCTTTTGTATGAACAAACTCAATAAGTGCCAATGTTCCACCGAAGATCAGAATCAGGTGTACTACTGGGTTCGATAGCAATTTTTTCATTCGTCATAGCGACTACTCAATATTATATACCTTTCTCTTGTGACTGTCAGGTACGATTTTGTTAAGTTCTATGGTCAAAAGACCATCTTGGTAATCAACACTGCCAATCTCTACGTCATCTGAGAGTGTGAATGTCCTAGCAAAGGTACGTTTCGCTACACCTTTGTGTAGGTATCCTCTGTGGTCATCGTTCTTCTCTTTGACTGTCCTGATTGATAGGACGTTAGTTTCTGTTGCGACCTCGAACTCTTCCTTCTTGAATCCTGCTAGTGCTACTTCGATCTTCCATTTAGTTTCTGATTCTTTGATCAGATTGTATGGAGGATAGGATGTTTTCTCGTGATCCGCTAGTGCTCGTGCCTCTAGTCTGTGGAAGATGTTGTCGAGTCCGACTGAGTATGACCTAGATGCCTGTAGGATTTTATCTAGATCACTTGATGTGAAATGGTTCATTTGTACTGCTCCTTAAAAGCGAGAGTTTGTGTGTTGTCCCCGAAGGCGACATCAATATTTATAATGATAGCAAGGGATTTGGGGTTCGGTTAAAACGGTATCATATGTACAGTTTATACGACGCTAAATAGGCTTACATAGACCTCGTATTTTAGAGCAAAATGAAAAGAGCAGCGATGCTTTTTGTTATGAGTTTGATGACGGCACCTGCATATGCCGATGTTACACATAAATTATCTTCTTCAGTACAACTTACTGTGGACGCGGCAGCAACAAATGTACAGCGTGTCGGTACTACTTACAGTGTAAGTGGTAATAATGTGACTACACAATACACACCTAGTGGTGGATCTGCTACGTCATCTATTGGTTCTCTTACCATCAGTTCAGGCGTTGGAGCGATCCCTACGTTGTCAGCGACCCAAGCAACTGCAGGGGAAAGTTTCAGCTTTACTCAGTCATTCTATCAAGGGGACGCATTAAGCAGTAGTGCACCTTCTGCAGGTGCTGTGCCTAACTACTCCAATGTGACCTCGACTGCTGCAGGTACAAAAGACACCCTAGCAGGTACAATCGATACCTCAGGAACGATGGCACTAACCGCAGGCGGAGCGGGTACTAGTGCTGTGGGTCAGTTCGTCTCCGAGATTACTATCGGACAGTAAGACTGATGAGACTAAAACTAGTCATCTTGGCACTGTTTACATTCGCTGGAACTCCAGTGATAGCAGTGCCTGTGGTGCCTAATTTTACTCAAGGATCGATGACGTCTCATACTGAGACTACTTCTAAGGTGACTGAGACAATCAACTCGATGGATTACGCTACAGGGTGGGTGTACTCAGTCAGTGGTACAAACGTAAAACACGATGGTGCATCTATGACACCAGGTGTTACAAGTGAAACTCAAACTATTGATGGTGTGACTTCAAAATGGACAGGACTAAATGTAAATCAAAAACCAAACTGGACTCAGAACAATGTAGGACAGGCATTCCAGTTTACAGAGACCTATTCAGGTCCTGGTTTGCAAAACCAAACTATTATTCAAAGGGTAACCGAGGTTACAAGCGTAACCGACACAACTTCTATCTTCCAACAGTAGGAGCAGTTGCTCTATCTTTATTGTCAACACCACTGCGTGCAGAGACTGTTGGTGGTGTATCTGCTACTGCAGCGCCCATCGCAAATAGCAGTGGCTCAGTGACCAATCAGGCAATTCAGGTTTTACAAGGACCATATATTACCAACACTTATGGTAATGGTATTCAGTGTCAAGGTAGTACACTTAACATCACACCATTTGTCACTGGTAGTGCATCTGGACAGAAACCTTGGGAAGATGAATGGTGGGATAATGTATATGATATGCGAGATCTAAATGATGATGGAGCACCAGACAATCCTGGTTCAGTGTTATATCAAGTTCCTGTAAGAACAGGACAGAAGGATACATATAACCTATCTCTTGGTGTAAGTGCTACGTGGTCTATTCCACTTGATAAGAAAGCACAAGAGGATTGTAAGAGAGCAGCGAATACACAGAATGATATGCAGAGACAACTAATTGCTAACAAGCGATTAGATTTTGAGATCGCGAGACTCAAGAATTGTGGTGAATTGATGAAGGCAGGAATTATGTTCAAACCTGGGTCAAAATATTATGCTGTATGCTCCGATGTATTGGTTATGAATGTGAATCATATACCACAACATAACCACATACTTCAACAACTTCCTACTACCTCTTCTTCATCTTCCGAAGTTCTCTCAGTGCCCGAGTCCTCATCCGCTGATGATCTTGGCGGTCCCGTAGTGACTGAAGTTTTGGAACCTTCCCAAAAGCAATCCCAATCTTCTGAACAGTCTTCTTCACAGCAGGTTTCACCACTCTCAAAAGAAGATCAGCAAGCGGTTTTGCGAGCAGTGCAGAGGTGGCAGCAACTGCGGCGATAGATCCTGTAGTAACTACTAACCCTGCTGAAGGGATGTTTTCTACAATCTGTTGTTGAAGATTAAGTTTCTCTGTTACTTCAATACATTCTTTGCCTACGAGTTCGTAAGCAACAATCTTTTTATTACCCTCTAGGATCTTTCCTATGGGGTTTTTTAATTCTTGTGCCCTAGTAGGACATTTAGGAGTCTCTGTCTTAGGGATTTTTGTCTCAGGAACATTTAACTCTGGTTGTTTGTTCTCAAACTTAGGTGGTTCTACTGGTGGTCCAGAGAATGTCAACCCTTCAGGAGCATAGTCAATAGGATTAAACGAAGGAGTTTGTGCATCACAATATACCTTCGCTCCTTTAGGATCGTCCTTTGTTAAATTTTCATTCTTACCTTCATCCAGTTCGTGTGCCTCTACACATCCTGGGATGTTGATAATAGGTACACCAACCTGTGTAGTAACAGGTGGGTAGATAGGAATTGCTGCAGGAATACTATTGATCCAGTCGTAACTCTGGATCTCAGGTATCTGTAGGTTCCTTACCCCGATCTCTGGAATCTCTGTCATAATCTGAACCTATTGAAATAGACCACCCATCTTCACCGAAGACTCCTTCCTCAATTACTTTGGGTAAGTTACGTTCTTTATCTCTTTTATCTAGTGCTTTATGATACTCGTCGATCTCTGAGTCAAGTTCATAATTAAATTTTAGCATTCTCAACCACATCAAAAGTTTCTCAAGGTAATACTTAATTAACTTTTTGAGGAAGGGACCGATCATTCAACCCCTTCGCAGTCTGCTAGTTGTTGTGCAATTTCTCCACCAATCTGTTTACCTTGGTCACCTGCAAAGAGAGCAATACCACCTGCTAAGACTGGACCCACGAATGGGACACCTGCCACAGCGGGAGCAGCAGCAGTTCCGATACTAGCGCCGATCACTGCACCTGTCTGTTCTCCACCACCTGCCGCCTTGATACACTCGATCTTTTTGGCAGACAACTTTCCCAGACCTTCACCTCCTAAATGGCGATAACCATCCATAGTGTACTGGTTTTCTTTTCTAACGTAAGATTTACCACCGATACCAAAGAATCCATTGGTCTTGTCAATGAACTGGTTCTCTGCAAGAACCTTTGGATCATTTCCTTTGTAGGTAATGCGATAACCATCCTTCCCAACCTCAGCACTGTAGGAACTATATGGACCTACAGGTGGGTTAAGAGTTGGAAGAGTTGATTTGTTCGCTATGATACCGATCATTCCTAGATGTGAAATACCTAGGATTACACCTGCACTAGCGTAAAACCATTTCATTTGCCTAGAGGACTAGAAGGAACAGGTAGACTAACAGGAGGAATAGCAGGACCAGAAACGTCTGGCATTTTGGAATCCACAAGACCAGGGACCATACTACCAACTGCCTCTGCAACAAAACCTGCGAGTCTTTCTCTTGATCTTTCTGCAAGTGCTTCTCTATTCACCCAAGTGTAAACACTTGCACCAGTGATAGTACCTGCAAAAACAAAGTTGAACACAACAAATGTGTTAATTACTTTTTGGAACATAATTACATCTCATACTTTTTAGGGTCAGTTTCGGTAGTGATTTTCAAAGGTGCTTGTTCGACACGGATGATCTGTGCAGGAGCAGTCTGTGACGCTGCCTGAATTAGTCTTTCCATATCTGCCTTTGTGATACTGCCACCACCTGCAGCATCTTTACCACCGCCATTGTTCTTTTTGGCGGTTTGAACCCCGAACGTCGCTAAAACCCCAGTAAACACGCTGGCTATGAAGGTTGGATCGAGATCCTGTTCGGGAAAGTTGAGTGCCTTAGGCAGATCAACGTACGCTAAAGTCAGAATACCACCAGACCAGACAAGAATACCAAGTCTCACGAACGTAGATAGGATCGCAAGTTGTTCTTCCTTATCTTCTGATGCCTCCTTAAGGCGACCAAAAAAACCTTTTGGTTTCTCTGGTTGTTTTTTCTTTGGATCTTCTGCCATAGTCACTCTATAGGACTACTATATATATCTACTCAGCGACTGTACGTTTCTTCCCGATATTATACTTCGACTCTAGGATCCATTCACCCTTGTCTTTGTAAGAGATTACCTTGATTTGATTCAGTGGTGCAAGTTCACCGATCTCTTCTTCAACAATATCTACAAGTCCCCAGTCGGATAGTAGTTTAGTAATTCTGTTGCGACGTTCTACGTCATTAGAAGTTAGGTTCGCGTGCTTTCCATCCAACGCAAACAACTCCTTAAAGTGTACGATATAATACTTGCCCTTCTTATGAAGAATATGACAACTCTGAAATAATTTCTTTTCTTTTCTCGATGCTACACCGATTCTGGTAAGTGTCTCTCTGACTTTCAAGAAGTCATCAGGTTGCTTGAGACTAACCTCTACCATCATATCGGGGGACCAAGAAATCTCGATCTCACCTGCCATTGGTTTTACCTCCAGTATTCATTTTTAATTTAATCAATTCAATCTGATCCTTAGTCAGAATCCTAAGTGCATCCCGTGCTTTTTCATCTGAATACTTGAAGTATTTTTTGATGAGGTCAAGGTTTTCAATCTTGTCCTTACGTTGCCAGGGAGAGAAACGACGTTTCTTTCTCAGACTATTTAGATAAAATGAATATTGAAGATCGTTATCAAGTTGGTGAAACTCATTGAGAGCATTGGCATATAGAACTGTCTCTTTGAATCCACTAAAACATTTGTTGACAATGAATGGAGGATACTTCTTCATCCAATCGTCACCACGCTCACGAAGATCCTCTTTAGTATGGTTAATACTATTGAGGTAATCAGTTAAAGGGTAGTCCTTGTGGTGCTTTGACATAGTTGGTGATGAGAAGTTCTTTACGTTTAGATTGTTCTTTGTTGTAGTTGCCTGTAGATCTCATTGTATATGTGAGATCCCATTCTGTTTGATTATAACCTGTGAATAGACCACGAGTGTTCTCGTTTGAGTTGTACGTGATCATCCAGTTACAAGTGGACTCATCACATATACGTGCGAAACGTTTGTGATCGAATCCTTTGTGCATAGAACCTTTGGTTCCATACAGGAAATCTTTGATGTCGTATGGAGGATCTAGGAAACAGAATACATCACGATCATCAGTCATCAGTTCTGAGTAGTCATCGTTAGTGATCTCCCAGTGCTCAATGATCTGACCATAGTGTGCCAGTTTCTTGATACCTTTCTTGCTGAAGTTTGATACTGATGCCTGCTTAGAAAATGAACTGTTCTCTGTCAGTCCAGAGAATGAACACTTATTAAGAATGTAAAAGTAAACTGCTTGTTGATACTCAGATACTTTGTCGATGTCCTCTCTACATTTGAGGAATAGATCTTTCGCTTTCTCTTCTGTATCGTGCATATTCTTGATACCCATCAGAGTATTACTCAAATCATATCCACGATCTTGTAGTACAACCCAGAAGTTATACAGATAATAGTAAGTATCATTCACCCATACAGGTGTGTCTGGATTACACTTAGAGAAATGAATTGCCATAGAACCACCACCGAGGAATGGTTCACGAAACTCTTTGATATGGTCAGGAAACTTAGGATACAGTTTCGCAGCAGCACGTGACTTACCACCAGGGTAACGCAGTGGTGTTTTGTATGATTTCATACTACTGGGTGACATCATATTCAATAGTAATTACTTTAGAAGACCGTCCGTTGGATTCAACTTTACGACTTCTAGTCATTTTACCACCGATTCGCTGTGCTGCATACTCTAGATCTGCAAGGATTTCCTTTTCAAGATCTTCGTATGGATCATAAAATCTGTCAACTTTCATCTGGGTTTGGTTGCATAACAGGGTCATCTTGAACCAACTTGATGTTGGTCATATTTTGTCCAAAGGGTCCGAAGTTAATAGGACCAGTTGGAAGTGCATTCCACGCAATATTTGCACGGAATTTATCACCCACGTGAGGTGTTGAGAAGTGAATTAACCAACTTGGCCAGACTACCAGTGTCCCAGGACGCCACTCAGGGGCGCTACAAGCGTTCTTATATGCTGAGGACACTACTTCCATCTGATTGAAAGAACGGACCCAACAGGGGTCTTGGAACTGTGTAGGGTGACCTTCAGTAAGATTGAAGATACCTGACCAGTATGAAAGAGGGTGTCTGTGTGGTTGATGCATCCCTTCAGAGTGTGGCATTGATACGTTGCCCCACATCATAGAGATTTCAAACTTACCCCACATCTCAAACTCTTGATCCTTCTTGATCTCTTCTAGACATTCTTCGATCCAAGTTGTAAGTGGTCGAAATGCAGGAAGGTTTTGAAGGTTACCTTTAGTAGACTGTACAGGATGTGGGAAGTTAAACATACCACGTTCAATAGGATCAAGAGCATCCAAGATAGGATCTACAAGATCAGGTCTTTCAAAGGTAAAGATCTCAATAGGAAAGATCTCGTGTTTTTTCATTTCTTGAAGACTCCGAGTCTAGCGAACAGATAGACTGTAAGTGTTGTCCAAAAAACAATTTCTAATCCAATGTGATTCATTTTCTCCAAGCGAACATAGAATCATACGTTGCCATATGACTGTTAATTTCATTTATATCTCTGAACTCTGCTACACCAACATTCACTGGTTCAGCATTGTAATCGTGACCGATGCATAGACCACCCTTTTTAAGTTTAGGATACCAATCATTCAGTTCACGTTTTACTTGTTCGTAATCCAACCAAGCATCAAAGAAAATAAAGTCGAATGTCTCATCGTCACAACTAAGATGAAGAGTATCTGTATTACCCTTCCAAAGTTCTGAACGGTCAGAGCAACCAGACCATTTGATATGGTGCTTAGCGATCCATTCGTGTGTCTCCATCTGTGCAGGAGAGGTAGAGTTCAAAGGACCATCACCGTCAGGATTCATCCAGTCTGTGTATGGTTCCCAGTTATCAATACCGTACAACTTCTTGACGTTAGGACAGTTCTGCAAAATAGTCAGGTGACTTTCTGCACGAAAGACTCCAAGTTCTAGACCAATAAGATCTTTACCGTGGAGTCCGATCAACAAGACTGCTGATCTAATATCTGTCAGAGCATCTACGAAGTTGTACTCTTTTGGATAACGGAGTTTCATTTGAACTGACACCTCATCATAAGTTCAGTAAGGAAAGCAACCAAGTTAATCTCTTGGTCGGCAACAAATGCTGCCTTGTATTGATACTCACCAATCAGGAGGACTGCCTCAGGAATAGACTGAGGTGACAGATATGTATAGAGACTGTCGTAAACATTCCTAATGATCTGTGTAGGTTCATTGTCCAGATTCTGAACAACCCACTTCTTCATCTTAGTAAACTCTTTCTCTTTGAGAAACTTTACTAGGTCGTCAAGTTTAGTATCAGATACAGCAGCAAGAACACCATTGTCAATCTTACCAATGGAAGAATAACGTTGGAGTTCATTGAGAGTCCGTCTAAAGTCAGGGAAATATTTTTGTACTAGCGCCGCCAGAATGCGAGGTTCAGCATCGACTTTGTTTTCGTCAAGGATGGACTGGACACGCTTGAAAAACTCTGCTGCGAGTTGTTGCTTTTCTTTTCCTGTGATGGAGAAGTCAACAACTGAGCAACGAGAATGGAGGGGCGCGATGATTTTGTTTTTGTAGTTGCAGGTGAAGATGAATCTGCAGTTGCCACTAAA